TATGCCACCGCTGGTCGATCAATGCCCAACAACTGTTTAACGATCGGCGTCAATGACTGTTGCGGTGCGCTACCCATGCCCTCGAATGACGCAAACACGTTCTCGAGTGAGCCACGTGAGCGCCACAACGCCGCGCAATACATAAGCGTGCCTAACGTGACGTCACCGCTAGGCGACGTGCTGAGACTGTCGTTATAGCCTGCCTCGGCGCGCCTACGGCTACAAAACTGGTTGCCTGCGCTTACTGCCTGCGTAATTAGCGTGTAATCATCTGACGGGTTAGTAATCGACACGCCCAAATACGTAACCAAGTTGGCGGCCGTTACCCACGTGCATGTTGGCGTAAACGCAACTGTGCCGGTGTAGATCGCAACAAATTCTACGTTGCTACCTGTGCATGCGTATAAAACTTGGTTAGGTATTGGCTGAGTTTGGTCAAATATCCATTCGCCAGTTGTGCTATCTACGCCTGTGTACTTGTATTGCGGGCATGACAACACGGTAAACGTGCCGTCAAACGGTGCGCCTAACGCGCTTACAACTACGCTGTCGCCAACTTGTATGTCGGTTGGCTCAAGCGTAGATATGCAGGCGTAGTCGTCTAATAATTGTTTGCTTGCTGTTGCGTAAGTTGCCATAGCGGTTATGCCGCTACTCGACTAAGCGTATGTAATTTTTTGAGCGAGTGTTGCTTTTGCTTGAAAGAACGATGCGTAGCCGTAGTACGAGAACGTACGTGACAACGTGCCGGGGTTTTCAACGCTAAGCAATCCGCGAATTGCCTCGTAATATTCTGAGGCTGGTGCGTGGAACACGATCATTGTTTTTGCTGCAACGTTGCTGTCAACGATGATTTGCAAACCGAGTGGGTTTGTTGTTGACCAGTTAGTTACGTTGCCTGCGCCAAGCGTGTTGTATCCACCAAGACCCGGCACGCCGACCATTGGAAACAATGGGCGCTTGTCGGCATCAACTGTTGAACCAAGTTTTGCCCAAGCGTCTGCACCTAACAACAAGTGTGTTGGGAACAAGTTTGTGCCGTTGCTGATGTCGCGCGCTGCACCGTAGAGGAACAAGATCAAGTCCTCAGGTGTGCCGTCCCATTGACCGATTGTGGTTGAGCCTGAAACTTGTGCGTCAACTGCAAAGTTGTCGGTTGCGATCATGTACTGACCCATTAGGTCGTTCATGATCTGTGTCATTGCGGCAGGTGATGTGAAATCAATGTCTTGTACCGACAAAGTTACTTGACCGGCAAACGTCTTTTTTGTTACTGAGTTTGCTGCGATCACCATTGTTCGTGCGGCTGCTGCACCGAATTCGACTGCGCCTGTTTGTTCTGCAACTTGTGTGTGAGTTGTGATTGTTGGGCGAATAAATGTTTTTTGTGTGCCACCGTCAGGATATGCGCGAGCGCCGATCGCTGTAACGAATGGTCGAATGTAGTTGATGTCTTGAAATACTGGCCCGAGTACTGGTACTGGCAACAAACCCGGTGTATCGGTTGTTGCAACGTCGCCTGCGGCTGCTTCAAGCACACTTTGTTTTGCTTTTTGTGCGCCAACAAATTCTTCGTTGACTTTGCGGAATGTGTCGCCACCGATGTGGTACGCGGCAAGATATTCGCCGACGCTTGGCATCTTAAATTCGCGTTTTGGTTGCGCCCAAAGTTTGTCAACGGTTGCTTGTGCTGCCTCGACTACTGGGGTTGCTTGTGTTTCGCTCATGGGGGTTGTGTCCTTTTCTTTGTCTTGATCTGATTGTAACTCTATTGCTGGTTCTGTTTCGTGGATAGTCTCGTCGGGTGCGCTGGCTGCCACGTCTGTGATTACCGCGCCTGCAAATGCGCCTTCGCTGACTAGCGACAATTCTGACCAGTTAGCCGCCTCAACGATCATTACGCCTTCTTCGTCGTAACTAAACTTTGTCGGTGTAACGCCTACCGATACTGCGTCAATTACGCCGTCATTAGCGAGCGTCAAAGCTTCGTCGCCTAGTCGAGTGGCGCTAATCTTGGCCGTAAACAGCATGCCTTCGGCGGTGTCCACACGCTCAACAACTTTGCCAACAATTTGGTTGCTGTCGTGTTGCATATAAAGTTTCGGGTCGCGCCCCGTAACTGGCAACGACCCCTGCAAAAACCGTACCTGTGTACCGTCGCTGACGGTCGCTGTTTCGTCGTATGTAACTGCGACGCCTGAGATTGAGCGCGACGGCAAACCCTCCGCCGCCGCTGCATCAACCGTGATCTGTGAAGGGGTAAGTCTGATCATAAAATTTATAGTACTCCATTTGGTATCGGTGTTTCGGAATTGTCCTCACGGTAATCACTCATCGAGTATTCGCCCGACAAATATTGCTCAACATCAAATTCAACGTATGTGCCGTTTGGTAGCACGTTGTTTTGGCTAAGTGTGCCGGCAATGCAATCTGCGTAAGCGCGTACGCCGAATGTCCACAAATCCATGCGCGCTTCTGCGCTCGACTGATAAGAGTACGAGCCAACTGATACGCCTGCAAGGTACGGCGGTATGTTGCACAACCGTGCCATTTCCATTGCTTGAAATTCTGCTGACTCAATTAACAACATTTTGTCAGGCGATGTCAACGTTTCTGTGTAGGTGACAAATTCGTTTAGCGCTGCTGTTTGATTTGTTGCGCGCGCTGCATTAAACGCCGCTGCAAGATCGGCTAACTCTTGTGCGCTTAACGGCTCGCCACCAGTCTGTCGCAAAATGCCTGCCGGTATTGCGCTACTTGAGTTACGAAACCGTGCTGCCTCAAGTTGCAACGCTGTCGCTATTGCTTTTTCGCTCATGTAAACGATGCCTTGTATTGGCGATAAAAATTGCACAAGATCGTCAGGGTTTAGATTGCCGCCTTGAAACGTAAGTTGTTTTGACGGCGCAAACCATACTGGCCCAGTTTGGTCAAGTGTGTTAATCATTGCGGCTGGTAGTCGAGTAAACGACGCTGGATATCCGTCTGCGGTGCGCGACGTAATGTACAAAAATGCGCGACCGTAAAAAAATAAATCGTCAAATAACCAACTAAGCAAAAACGAATTTGGCACACTTGGGTCAAGTCGTCGCAACCATGTGCGTGGCGCTAACGGCATCTTTTCCATTTCTTGACCGTTCCACATTTCGTTATACATTTTTAAGTTCATGCAACCGATAACGCTTGCCATGAGATCGCGCGCTCGACTGACGGTAGGTACGCTCATTGCACGGTTGCGTGATTCGCCTTCGCTGTACGAGTAGTACTGTCCGATCATGCCAACGCCTGCCGTGTTAGCCGAATAGTACTGACCGCCTGCGGCTGCTGCTTTAGTTGGCTCAGGCGATATTGCCGCCTTGTTTACTGACCTGTTAAAGATTGCCATGCGCTAAGTATGCCACCAATTCTTTTACCCGTTGTGTATAGGTGACCGCTGCCCGTACCGGAAAAGTAATAGATTACAACGGCCACCCACTAAACACATTAGCGACTAGCGACAACGATCATAGGTTTGCCTGATGACGTTGGTCGTGACGCGAGCGCCGCTGACCAAACCAAACACCTAGCCAACTCGATAGGGCCGGGTGATCGTTGGCTAGATAGTGCGATGCTGTTTTGTGACCTGACTGCGACGGCGCGTTGCACGTGTTCGGCAAGCATGGTTTCGCCTGTGTGCCATAACAGTTTTTCGTTAATCATTGATTTTATGCGTGGCGTAAACTTTAAGATTTCGCCGTAGCCAACTACTGCCCTGCGGCGCTCGAGCGCTAACGGCCAATGGATATCTATTGACGGGCTGATAGCAAATTTGACTGTTGTGTTTTTGGCTAGGCGCTCGACATGTGTCAGCATTTCGCTGTATGTGTCGGCAACAAATTCGACTGTGACTACGGTGCGGCGATCGTCTAGCACGACTGCTCGTGTCGCAAAATATCGGTCGTCGGTCATGCTGGTTTCTATAGCGACCGTGCCACCTTCGGGCATTGGGTCTGTGTACTCCAATTCGGGCCACAAACCCGGCGCTATCCACGATTTATCTGACGCGACCCATAGGTTGCATGACGCCCGTAGAAACGCTGCACGGTCAGGGTTGTCAGCCTCAGCCTCAATCGTTTTTTGTGTGAGCGTTGTGCCAAGCGCTGGGTTCGCCCAACCCCATGCGCGACTATCCATTGGGGATATGTCCGGTGGTGGCGACCACTCAGCAAAATAAAGACTGCTCGGCTCTTTACGATCTATAGCCCTAAGACCTTGCTCACGCCAACGTTGCATTGCGGTGCTTGCCTCTGTACCTGCCGTTGACCAACACGACAACAACGGTGATCGTCGAGCGCGCTGACTCGGCAACAAACCCGTGTCAATTACCTGTGTGCCTATATCCCAAATCTCGTCAGCAACGATTAGGTCGCACGACATGCCGTGACCTACCGAGTTGTTGGCGGCGCGCACAAACCACAAAGACCCGTCAGGCATGGTCACACTATTGCGACCGTAAGACGCTCGACACGTAGCACCAAATTTTAATTTAAGAATGTCAGCCAAACGATCATAAAGCATGACTGCCAAATCAAGTCGGTGAGCGGTAGTCAACACGGTTTGAGCCTGCCCACGATGCTTAGGCATCTCAGTCAACCACCAACCCACAAGCGCCGTTAACGCA